GCCGTAAGTCCAGTTACAATTGAGAACTCGACTCCGGTGTGGATGTCTCTGACGAGAAACGCACCCAGTGTGTCTTTGCCCACAAGACCCGCCTGTGCTGTGCTGCGTTTAGTTCTGCCCAGTTCATTTGTTTGTGCCTCGTTACCGTTGAACATCTCTTCCTCGAAGCCGATGATCTCAGCCTCACTGTCCTCGAATCGCTTGACCTTGAGCAGGTAGCCTTCGTTGACGGTGGAGCGACCGAACTTGTACGGAGCGTTGGGGCTGCGCAGGATGATGCCCTCGTAACCCTCGGCCACAGACGAGGCCTCGTACTCGAGCATCTCGTCTTCGTTGTGCATCAGGTTCTGCGCCAGCAGCGTGATCTGGTGGAAGTCGCTCCAGACGCCAGCACCCAGCGTGTCGAGCATGATGTCGCGGCGCGCCTCGAAGGTGCCTCCGCAGGCATGGTGGTCGAACACATAGAAGGTATAGGCCGGGGTCTTGTCGTAGGCCATGACGTTCGAGACCGACTCGTTGTAGCACGTCGGGCTGGTGGGCTCGCCCACAATCAGTTCGCCGTCCAGGCCGTTCAGCCTGGCGTGGCTCAGCTGACTGTAAATGTGCTTGTTCGGGATCGGCTTGAGCGTGCGGCTCAGTGCCTTGCCGTCCACGATGCTGCAGCGGATGCCGTCGAGCTTGGGGCTGGCGTACACCGGATAGCGGATCTTGGAAAAGTCGGCGGCGACTGCGAGGGTTGGTTTGAAAGCGCTCATTTGATCTTCACCAGTAGATTTTTCATGCTCCATCCACAAAGGCAGATGAAGACGTCGTCAATCAGCTCTTTGCCTTTGATGTCTGCGGTCTCATATAGGTTGACCAGCAGCAGGCTGTCGTCAGCATCGTCTTCGGCCATAGCGCGGCGAACGCAGTCGATTAGGGTCATCTCATGTCCTTTGGTTAGATTTCATTACAAGGCTCAGAGCCTTCTGAGCCAGCGTGTCGCCCATACGGGCGCGGTTCACAACAGCCTGGCCGGTGGCCTCGGCGCTGGGCATACCCAGCACCATCACCCGCCACTTGCTGGTCTCCAGGTCGTAGACGTGCTCCAGAGCCCACCCCTGCGCGGCGGCGAGCGTGTTCTCTTCGGCTGTCATTAGATCGTTGTTAGACATTAGATTACGAGGGCGTGAAAAGGCCCCGAAGGGCCTGGTGGTTTAGTTGCCGGGCTTCTGCCGGATCGAGATGATGAGGTTGGGGAACTCCATCGTGATGACGTTCCCCTCCTCAGTGATGAGTACGGACGGACGGTCAGCAAGCACCCTCGGCGTGTATTCCAACGCATGGGTGTAGAGCTTGGGCCCCTTCGAGCCTTTCCATTCGTAGAGCCAACGAGACCGGCTGCTGCCTTCCTTCGGGGCGGGGAGGCGCACGACTTGTCCTTTTCGCCAAAGGTTCCCCAAGTAGTCTGAGACTCTGTTGGCCGACGCGGCGTGCTCGCGGATTTGCGGCATGTCGAAGAATGCCTGAGCATCCATAGGCTCAGAGGCCGCTTTTAAAGCGGCCTCCAGTGCGGGGAATAGTCCTGTCTCGTTGTTACGCATGATAGTGCTCGATGAAGTTGATGTCCTATAAGTTAAGTAATGCGGTTCCGGCTTGTCTTTTCACGCTCGTTTTAATCCCGTGTTGGTGTAGACCGCATAGGTCCTGCGGCGCTCGGGGCAGAGTTCTCTGGTCGCCACGGCGTCTTTGAAACCGGCCAACCGCTTCGCCCTACCCCTTTGTCATCTCTGTGATGATTTCTGCGAGTGTATTACGGGAAACCATCATCTTTCGAAATCTTTCTGCGACTATCGGGCTCGCCCAGCTTGTGCCGGGGAACCAGACGCCGCCTTCTTTGCACCCGATGATGACGCCAACCTTACGACCCTCAGCGTGCCTGGATGTAATCCAGTTCTTCTGAAGCTCGGACAGGCCGGGCACCACCAGGGTGTCAGCGCGCTTGGGAAGCACGTTGAACTTGTACTCGATCCACAAGTCGCCCGCTGGGCCGCTGTACCAGCAATCCGGCTGGCCTGAGTTGTAGACGTTGTTATTCTTGATTCGATAAAGCTCCCGAGGGAGGTGTTTATGAACAGAAGCAATGAAAGTGTTTTCAGGTTGTCTGCTCACCAAGCGTCTCCTCTGCGAATCTTTCTGATATGCGCGTCGGCTACGCCATAAAGCGGAGCTAACTTCCTGGACCCGAGCGGCGAGGCTCTGATCTCAGCGACTTGCGCGGCGGTCAACTTAGCAGACCCGTTGGCTTCGCCGCCCTGATGCGAGCCGTGCTGTTTCTTGCGTAAGCAGTTTTCGCTATGCGTCTCCCACGCTAAGTTATCAACTGCATTGTTGTCAGGGTCGCCGTCGAGGTGGCTGGCAGTATGTAGCGGCGGGCACAGTCCTTTAAACGAAGTAAGTACCATCTCGTGCACGGCGTACTGGACCTTACGGCCGGCGTACGCGCACACATAATAGTACCCGCTCACACGTGGTTTGATTACCTTAGGCGGCTTGTCTTCAAACCTTACCCTGCCCAATGACGATACGCGGAAGCGCATGTCAAATGGGTAGCGTTTCCAGGACTCAGGCGTCGCCATCTTCTTCGACGAGGGTGATGACGCCTGCGTCGATCAGGGTCTGCAGCGCCGCAGCGACGCTTGGCCCCACTGGCACGGGCATTGCCTTCGGCTTGACACCAGCCAGCTTCTCGCCCAGGCTGACCCGGTTGTCTTCGGGGGAACACACGGGGCAGCCCGGGAAGTCACAACCTTCGATCGTTTCCTCATCGAAGCCCCACACGCCGGCAGCGTCAAGTGCTGCGCGTGCTGCGCGGTTCTTTGCTTCCTGTATGTTGTCGAGCGTCGGCTCAGCCTGCTCAGCGATGAGCCGCTTCTCCACCAGGCGCGTGTAACCGATGATGTCGGTCCACGAGTCGATGTAGTCGGGGTCGCCGTTGAGGATGCGGCCGATCTTGTGGGCCACCATCTCCAGGGCTTCCCTCATGTCGTCAGTCATTACGGGCCAGCTCCGGCCCTGTTTCATGACGTCCTTGATGCCCTGCGTGAGGTTGGCGTGGTCGTCGAATTCACCGTAGCGGGAGCCGCGTTCGGCGAGGGTTTGGTCGATGGTTTGGGTCATTTGGGTTCCGATGGTTGGAGTTGGGCAAGGATGTGTTTGGCATCCTCAACACAGTTGCCGAATGCGCTTGCGCCACCGGCCAGCAGGGCCAGAATCAGCGCGAACAGTTTGTCTTCGTCGCTCATGCTTGAGCCTTTCTGTAAAGTTTCTTGAATTGCCGGTTGCCCAGGGCTTTCACCAGGGCACGGCGGTTCTTGCGGTTGGTGGGCGCAGACGCCGGGATGTTGCGTGGGACGAAGGGCACAGAGGTTTCATGAATCCTGACACCATCGACGCTCCCTATCTCGCCCTTCATGCCTTCACCTTGAATGCGTGGTTGCCGCTGAACAACGCCTTCTGGATGGCTTGTGCCATCTTGGCCTGGTGAACAGCGTCAAACAACGCGTTGTGCTTGGTGCCGGCGAACGGGACGTTGATCTGCTTGGCGCCCGGCAGCTTCTTGTAGGTGCGGAAGCAGCGGGAGTTGTAATACTTCCACGGCACCTCCATGCCCAGCTGCGTGTAGGCGTGCGCCAGCATAGGCAGGTCAAAGTCGGCCCCGTTGCTCCACACGCAGCAGTCGTCGCTGCCAATCCAGTCGGACAGGTCGGACAGTGCATTGGCCAGGGTTTGTTTTGACTCGTTGAAAACGCCCTTGGCGGCCTCCCCCTGGTTCATCCACCAGATCAGGGTGTCCTCCTGTACTCGGCGCTTGAGCTCCAGGTTGGAGTCGATCGAGACACTGGCGTAAAAACCATTGTCGTCAATCTTGTCAGAGTCGAGGTCGAAGCGCACGGCGCCGATACTCATAATACAGGCGTCGGCCACGGTGCCTAAAGTTTCCGCGTCAAACATGATGTGCTTCATTCTCTTCCTCTGGTATTTCTGGTGGATGAACTTGGAACGGGTGAGATCAGGCCGGCACGATCGCAGCTTTGGCCTTGGCTGCCTTGACCGGCGCGGCCAGGGGCACAGCCTCCAGGGCGGCGATCAGACCAGTGATCTTCTCGGCGCCTTTGGCTGCGGCAGCCAGGTGCTTGTCGGCTTTGGCTGCAGCAGCCGCATGTGCTTTCTGAGCAGCCGCAATCGCCGCGTCAGCCGCTTTACGTTTTGCTGCCGCGGCCTTTTCAGCTTCCTTGACCTCAGCATCAGCGCTTTTCTTGGCCACAGCCAGGGCTTTCTCAGCTTCCTTCAGCGCAGCGCTGATGGACTTGATGTTGGACTTGTTGTCGCTGAGCGCAGTCTTGTAACCAGCCATCTGAATTTTCTTCTCAGCGGCGGAAATGGTTTTCGGTGCTTTAGCCATGGTGATATTTCTCCTGTAGGCGATAGTGAAAGAGCGAGATTGCTCGTTTGATTAGCCGGTCAGTGACGGACCGACGACGCTGTGTGGCGGACTCGAGGTCGAGACACGCCATTACTTCGTCTTCAGTCAACTCGCCGATGACAGCTTCCAGACGCCTGACCGAGACCAGGGCTTCGTTTAGGTACCATTTACGAGTGGACATGAAGTTTAGATAGAAGTTAGATTTACGAACATCCCCCAGATGGGGGGGTCGAAGTGGTTTTATCGACGTGCTGTTGCTTTACCACCACGGGCCGGTGGCGCTTTGACGAAGCCAGACACGTCAGGCTCCACAGCCAGCAGCGCCTTGGCTTCGTCTTGACGACCGAAGCCCACCGCCACGTTGTTGTTTGGCTGGGGATTGCTGAACACCAGCTTGGCGTAGGTCACGCTGGGGTCGAAGCCCACAGTGGTCACAACACCGACTGGAGAGGTCTGAAACACACGTGCCACACTGGTCACAAAGCCGTCGAAGCCCTTGTTGGCCGTCGGGCTGGTCGACAGGAGCCACATCGGGGTGTCCTCGTCGGCATCAGGCGGCAGCACAGCCAGCACGCGGCAGTTCTTGCAGGCCTTGCCGTCGCCATCGGAGCCGAACTGGTTGTTCGGGCAGCCAGAGCAGTCGGTGGACTGACCCAGAGGCGAGTTCTTGCTGGGCACCATCTTCAACGGGTTTGAGCCGATGGCGAAGCAAGCCGGGGGTGTGATGTTTTTGGGATCGAACGCGCCCTGGTAGAAGCTGTTCTTCGAGGTGAAGTCCACGATCACCAGCTCCAGGGGACCAGGGGTCTTGGTGCCGTCGGGCAGGATGAACTGCTTGTCCTGGGTCACGCGGATCGAGTTGCCGCCGGGGGGAGCAGTCTTGTCGGCCACGCCTGCGGCCTGAGCCTTCAGCGCGTCCATGATGGACACGACGTTGCCCGAGCTGGGCTTTTTGACTGCAACGGCAGTCGAGGTTTTCTTGGTAGTTGCCATGGTGTCTTTCTTAGATGTTAGACGGTTGAGGACAGGGACCGCAAGTTGAGCTTGCGCTTGGTAAAGGGCTCGGTGCCGGGGACACCCTTGCCCTTGCTTTTTTCCATCAGTTCGCGCCAGGCGGGGTCGCTGACACGCTTCTGAAAGAGATGGAAATACTTGTGCTTGGCGGCGTAGGCCCAGAGCGCGTCCCAGTCGGTCACGCTGGCCACGGTGGCTTCGCCAATGGAGATCGACGCCTTGGTGCCGTCGGCCTTCTTGAGGCCTTCTTCGTCCAGGCGCTTGAAGACGATCTCTTCCTGGGCGAGGATCTCGTCTTCGATCTTCTTGACGACGGCCTCGGCAGTGCGCTTCTTCTCGCGCAGGGCCCACATGTCGTCGATGACGGAGCCGATGGTGCCGCCCTTGAGGACTGCTTTGACCTGGGCGACGACCTTGGTGCGGGATGGTTTTTCGAGAACTGCTGACATGGAAGCTCCTTTGGTGTGGTGAATTCTAACTCAAAACGAAGTTAGATCTTAGACAGAAAGTGTCATTTTTGAATACATAAAGATGACCGGCCCTGTAGCTGGATGTAGGCGCTTTTGGCAAACGATCAGCTACTCAGGGCCGGTCGAAAACTAGTTTTCATTCGTCGCGTGATAAGCAGCACGGTGAATCGACGCTGCGCTTCCAAGTAGGAGCACTTGTATCGTGCGGCGAGTTTGGCACTGTCGTAGTCGTATCGCGGCACATGGATAAAACCGTAGTCTTTCTTGCCGAACCGGACCATTCTGTGGGCATCAAGGCTGGCCTCGAACTCGTCTCTAGGGTCGAAGGCATACCCGCGGTAGGGTTTATTTTGAATACCGGTCATCGAAACCACCCTCCGAATTTAATGGGATGTCCGAACACCACGCTGGCGCGGTGCTCATCCACTTGGCCATGTACTTGATGCACGCTTCGGCCTGGGCTTTCTTGGCGATCGCCACGACCTCGTCGTGTGTGGTCATGACCACGCGGTACTTGCGGCTGATCTGCAGCATCTGCCAGCCCACGATGATCCGGGCCAGCGCCTGCACGATGTTCTCGCACAGCAGCCCGCCGTAGATCTTCTTGCGCTGCTTGCCGCTCTGGTAGGTCCACTCTTCCCAGCCCTTGTCGCCCATGGCCTTCTTGAGGTCAGGGTACTTGAGGGCCATGCCGTTGGGCAGCCAGATGGTGTTGGCCTCCCAGTTGATCGGCCCGTGGCTGCCGGTGCGTCCTTCAGCCATGTCTTCGATGATGCGCTTGCAGACGGCCCAGCCCTCCTGGATGCGGTAGTTGCGGTTGCGGTAGGTGTTGACGATCATCTTGCACTTTTCGAGCTCGAAGTACACCGGCGGGCCACCGTTGGCGCCCTTGGCCAGCGTGATCTGGAACTTGAGTGGCCCCATCTGGTAGCCCAGACCCAGCACCGCAGTCTTACCGACGTGACGCTCGATCTTGTCGGCTTTGGTCACTTCGCGGCCGTAGACGGTGTCAGCGAACTTGCAGTAGGCGTCCCGGTCCAGACCCTTGTCCGCGTCCTTGAACGCGTCCAGCAGGTCGTGCTGGCCCCAGAGCCAGCCGTTCACACGGCACTCGATCTGGCCTGAGTCCTGCACTGCGACCACGTGGCCGGGAGGGGCCAGGATCGACAGGCGCAGTTCGCCGCCACGGGTCAGGTTCTGCATGTTCATCTTGTTCTGCCCGCCCCAGCGCCCGGTGTGGGCACGGTAGTAGGCATAACCGACGGGCAGAGACCAGCCGTTGGCGCCGGCATTCAGGAAGCGTTGCGCCCGGGTGACGTTCGTCGTCGACTTGACAGCGATGCGCACGTCCACCAGGGCCTGCAGCCGCTCCTGTTTCTCGACCATCAGTTTGACGTCAGCCGGGTTGTTCAGGTCAAAGCCCCATTCATCACACAGGTGGGGCAAGGCCAGGAACTTCTCGTCATCCTTGGAGAACGCGTAGACATACTTGTCTTCGTCTTCCGTACCTGCCTCGGCTGAGGCCTTGCGCTGCTCCTGGTTCATCTTCATCCACTTGGGCGAGATCTTGCGCGGCGGCTCGACACCTTCAGCGCGCAGCAGGTCGGCGAACTTCTCGTTGCTGCCGATCACCTTGCGGATGATCATCAGGTCGCGCTCGACGCCGGTGAGCAGCTTGTCTTTGCCCACCAGCAGCTTGGCGTCTTTCCAGTCTTCGGGGTCGACCGCTCCGTACATCAGCACTTCGCGGCGGGCCAGCTCGCGCTCGAGTTCTTTCTCGACACGCGGGATGTCGACCTTGAGTACCGGGCTACAGAACATGCGGCAGGTGAGGTCGATGAGGTCGGCTTCGTCTGCAGGGAGACGTTCATTCATGATCTTAAAGATATGAAACATCTGGTCCACGTCTGCTGCGCAGTAAATGGCGAGCTCGTTGAACAGGGTTTTGTCCCAGTTCAACACACCTTTCGTTTTATCTAGACTGCCTTCGATTTTCCCGGTGCCGCCGAGGTAGACGCTTACTTCGTCGAGGCCTGCGCCGATGTCATTGGAGAACAGTCCCCGGGCCATGCTGAGCGTGTCCCATAGATAAACGGGATGGATACCGTAGTGGTGGCTCAGGATGAACCCATCGAATTGCATATTATGGGCACACGCTGAGTGTGTGGCCCAGTTGATCTTCGCCAGCTCGCTCTTGATTTTTGCGGCTGGGACGATCCTTGTTTTTCCGTTGCCAATCTTCAACCCCAACATCTGGGCTTTGAACCGCGGGTCACGGACATATTCGCTCGTGCTGAGCTTGCTCAATGTGTATTCTTGATCCCAGTATGTTTCAAAATCAAGCGACACTAAACGAGACCAGTCAACGACCTTCGGGACGACCTTCGGCTTGCTAAACGAGGGGGGCTCGAAGCAAGACTGAGCTTGTTTCTTTAGCGCAGACGTCCAGCTCATATTGTGCAACCCTCATGTAGTTCGCGCTTTGCTTTAAGGTACGCAGCATGTGCTTCCATGGGTGTAGTGAACGTACCTAAGTGTCTATTTTTTCCGTTGGCGCGTATCTGCGCTTTCCACTTATCTCTTTTAGGGC